AATGACAATATTAATTGTAACGCGAGATGTGTTCAGTTGCATACATTCACCCCATTCAACCTCTTCGCAAGAGCACCTGTCCCAGAGCCAGCACAAGGGTTTGCAATGGTGCAGTCACTACAATACCCTACTTCTCCATCAGCAGCTAGTACAGTAGCAATATTAACAAAGAGGAAACCTGTATGCTTTATCTTATTATCTATGAGACCATTGCGTACTTTGATGTCACGAAAGGTACCTACCGTACCGTTGTTGATCTCGACAACACCAGCAGTGTTGCGAAATATACCAGTATCCCCTGCTGCCCCTGTACCACCAGTCGTGAACGTTACTCCATCATTGATGAGCACACCAGCGGGGTACAAAACACGGAGATATTCGTTTCCTCCTGATGCTAAGGCAACTCCACCATTTGCAGCAACATCTAAAAAAAACAGGCCAGCATTTGCATAGCTAATAGAGCTAATAGCGGAAGACGTGCGAGAACCCAAATTCGACATAAGGAATCTTCCACTACCAAGGCTATATGTGTTTAGCCCTTCGTCATAAAACTTCCACCCCGCGGTGCCTGCTCCAGCAATATCAGTGACACACACCTGCCCTGTATCTGCCGGGGCTGTGGTGGGACAGGTGCCTGCGAACAGGGCGATGCCGCCAAGCATGGAGGTGCCGAAGGTGGATGTCCCAATGCCCACATTTCCGACACCAGTTATCGTCATTTTTGTTGTTGCACCACTTCCGCTACCAGTCCCGAATTCTATTCGTCCTGGCACACGAGTTGCACCTGCGTTGCCGTCTTGATACACAGCGATATATGCTGGGTCATCGCTTATTGTGTTCGTTGCGCTAACACCCTGAAAAGAGATGTTTGCTAAAAATTCGTTGTTGACTGTTGTAGTAAGTGTTCCTATTGTATTGCTTGCTGATTTTAGGAAATTCAGTGCTGGCTTGTGTGTTGAAGTGGCACTGTATGTACTTATATATTGCAATGCACTTGTTGCTGAATTAGCAACGTCAATACCTCCTCTAGGGACTGTTATTCCAATTCCTAGTCTGTTGTTTGTATCATCCCAGAAAAAGTTTGTGTTGTCCTGACTATAGATACCAGCAGCACCAGCAAACACGACAGAGCCCTGCGTGAATGCTGTCGCAGTGCCAGTGCCACCATAAGCCACACCTAGTGCATTGGTGAGGTTGAGTATCCCTAGCGTCACCATGCTCCCACTGACACTACTCCCTGATACTCCACCAAGCGTTGTCCCATCTATTCTGTACTGTATATTGGTCCCTGTCCCGCCTGTTGCTGTTACTCCACTGCTACTTGGTACAAAATAGCTCACAAACTGGAGTGCATTAGCTCTTACATTGACACTGCTAACTGTGTTGCTGCTCACAACAGCTCTGAACCGTAACATGCCACTGATGGGACATCTGAATTGTAGTAGTGTAGTCCCACTAACAGTGGCGCTAGTAGCCTGGACATTATCTTTAGTGTTAACACAGATGACATTGTTGTCACTAGCTGTACTACTCCACTTCTTGTCAGGATCACCATAAGCTTGAAAGGTAACAGTACCATCTGCACCTGCTGCTGTACCCCACACAGCTACTAGTACAACACTGTACAAGCTAACGTTCATCTCCTGGCCATTGCCATTACCAGCAGTGTCTTGCAGTAGTACAGTACGTAGGTCACCAGTTGGTTGAGCTACACTAAGCACTGGCCACAGTAACAGTACACACAACAATGATGCTAACTGTTGCTTTAATAGCAGATTAAGGTGTCTTCTTATTAGTCTCACCATCTTCGCCTTTCTTCAACAGTGCTAATTGTTGCTTCAATTGTGCAATCTCTGCATCTTTTGTTGCTAGCTGTTGCTGATGTTCTATCTTTTGTCTTCTATTGTGTGTAAGGTTAGTTACTTGGCAATCAATAAAGTTGTCTAGTTCCTGTTGTAATAGTGAAGGTTGCTGCTGTTGTGGTTGCTGTAGCTGCTCTTGTCCATGAGATAGTGTTACAATAGCTAATAGTAAGCATACAACAGCATAAGCAGTTATCAGCATCCTCGTTAAGACAATGTGCACTATTTTCTCCTTGGTGAATATGTAGCGGGCTCAGTGCTGCTACTAGTAGCAGATGCCTTGTCACTTGGTGATTGACTAGTCTGTGCAACTTCCTCAGTAACAGCTTGTTGTGTGAGTACAGGTTGTACAGGTGCAACGTGCTGTTCAGCTGCTGCTACTGCTGCTACCATAGCATCATCTACTACTAACACTCCATGCTCTAACAAGTACAATATATCCTCTACAATAATCTTATCTCTCCCTTGCAACGCCATGATGACAGCAGTAGCTACTTGCATCCCTTGCATGCTGAGCAGCATACCTTCCATTGGTGTGACCTTACCATCGTGCAATGTATTAGCCACTGCTTGTGCTAGCTGTGCTAGTTTCATCTTGATATCGTTTACTAAAGATAGTGCTACTTCATGAGGCATTGTTGTGTATCCTTTCTCTGTCTTCTCTCACTTGTCTTAATGCTTCTGTACAACCTATCAAACTCTCTTTACTTGCTAACCGTATCTCCTTAGCGAGTTTTAACAAGAGTAAATAGTCTTCTTTTGTCCTTGGTATGAAGCTAATCTTCACTTTGCTTAGCTCCTGCTGCTTTATCAGCTATTTTCTTAGCTTTCTTCTTCCCTTTGCCTAGGTTAATCATTCTGCCTATGATCTTGCCATACAGCTTCTGTTTGTCTTTGGGTATTGGCATACTGCTCAACATCCCTCATTCTTTCTATACAGTGGATACCATTAGCAGCATAGCCAAGTATATATGCTTCAACGCTTACCTTCATCTCTGGGTACTTAGGTACTGTGCCTTCTTTGAGCGACGTTTTTGGTAGTTCGAACTTGTGATACCTTGTCAATTTTCTCACACCTAAGTCATGGTACTCTTTGTGTACTTCATCTCTAATTACTTGACATGTCTTAGGAAAGCAGTATTCAAGTATCTGCCGTAGCATAGCTACCTCCGCTTGGTAAACCTACCTTTATTATCCCTCATGCTACGCAGTGCTACAGATGCACCACCATTGAGCAGAGCTGATGTAAGTGCATCTTCATCTTGAATAGCTCTATCATAACTGTCCAAAATACTCTGCGCTAAGCTTTGTTCTCCTGCTTCATCTGTTTCATACACTGCTTCGTACACTTGCTTCACTACTTCATTAAACTGTTTGTCTGCTTCTTTATCCACAAATGCTAAGCTAAATGCATACCCTTGCTCTGTAGGCTTCAAGTCTGTGATTTTCACCCTTTTCTTAAACATGGCCTTATTAAAGTATTGCTCCATCACTTCAGCTATTAATTCAGATGACAGCATGATAACAGTGTCACCTTGTTGTGCTATTTCAGATGCCACAACTCTCCCCTTTACAACTTTCTCCTTGCTGCAATGTATTCATAGTATCTTATAACCTGTTGATACTATCTTCCTTAGGTACTTCTCTTAGTTGCTATTCACCTTATCATAATCTGTAGGGTAGCTTACATTAAAAGTGCCATCTGTCAGTACAACATTCCTTACTGCTGGTATACACTCTGCTATGAAAGCTGCAATCTTTTCTGCATCTTCGTAGTTGTTACATAGTACTATCCTGTCCTCATTACGATGTCCAGTGTATGTTATTTTATAGTCCACAGATTCCACCTTTGCAATTCTCCCCTTCGTGAAGGCTGCTGTTATTATCCTGTATGACAGTGGAAAAGTCAAGAGGTCGTACTGGTTGATTATCGTGTCTACCATCTGGGTAGAATGTGATGCCTCGAAGCTGTGGTAGGTACTTAAGGAGGATAGGTGCTATTTGTTGTTCGATACCAGGTGTATACTGAGGTAAGTTCACTGTGCTGCTGATGGCATTGTCTACGAACTGTTGACAGTATGCTTGAAAGGATATCCTCCGTTCGATGCCTTGTGTACTCTGTGACAATGTGTAAGCTGTATCTATGCTGTCTACTTCATACCCTTGTTGATACAACTTCATCACTACAGGATCAACAACCTTCTCCTGCCGTAAGCCATCATTGTATTGTGCAGTCTTGAGTGTGTTATATGTGCGTAAGTAAGCTGTATGGAAGATAGGTTCAATGCCTGGTGTAGTGTGACCACCTACTATGCTGATGGTACCAGTAGGTGCTATTGCTCTTGTGGCTATTGGCCTAGCTACAGATAGCTTGTTACTCCAATGGATAGCAGCATTGTCACAGTTTACTTGCCATGTCTTCATCCATTGTGGCAAGTCTTGGCTCATCTCAAAATATTCTGTGTAACCGTACGGTAATCCCCTTTGTACAAACCACTCAGCTACTCCCATCAGACCTAACCCTATCCTCCTGTTCTTAGCTTTCACTTGTGCTACTTTGCTGTGTGGTGTATCGGTGTAGAGCGTATTGCATAGTAGGAATAGTATGGCAAGATTAGTGACATCTGCTAGTTCACTTAAGCTGTCAATGGCTGCAAAGTTGATGCTACCAAGACAGCAACTGTCACAATCATCTGCTGATATTATCTCTGTGCAAGCGTTCCTTAATATCTGATCATCATTATCAAACTGGAAACCTGGATCACCCCATTGACAAGCATGTTGTAACGTGGTAGTAAATGTATCATCTGCTATTCTATGATTGTGTAAGTTACTCTTTTGTGCTATAGCATCCTGCCATAAGTTGTCAAACCTTACACTTGTATTTGTATGCTGTAAGCTGTCATTACCATTCTTTAACTTAATGAATTCTGCGATGTCTGCATGATCCCATGCTAAGCTAGCATAAATAGCACCCCGCCTTTCACCACCTTGTCGAGCTGCTGCACCTATGCTGTTAATCATGTGCACTAGTGGTATAGGTCCACTGCTTATACCACCACTTCTTGCTAGCTGACTACCATATGGTCTCAGTGCAGAATAGTCAACACCAACACCTCCACCTGACATGAACATCATAGTTGCTTTGTATGCTAAGTCAGCCCAACCTTCCCGTGTATCTTCAGCTTGCAAGCAGTAACAGTTATCCGTTTGATGATATGGCCTCCCTGCTTGTGATAATATCCTCCCCCCTGGTATAAACTTCCTCTGTGTAATCATCTCACCAATATCTAGCACAATATTCTTTGGTAAGCTACCATTCACTTGTCCTACAACATTGTGCACTACTCTGTGTGCAATATCCTCCCATGTTTCTTTCCTCCCTTGTACAGTGTGACTATATCGTAAGTGCATGATATTCTCTGCATAATCTGTAAAGGAAGGTAAGCTTGCTGTCATGAGAGGTATCCTTTGTTACTTATTTGTGTTGCTGTTGTAAAGTGTACCATGCTCTGTGTAACTTTGCACTATCACCATAGTACACATGTTTCACTAACCAATTATACAGCGCCTTGCCTTTCTCTTCTGGGATACCCTCACTACTAACACAAGCTAACACCATTGCTTGTAGCAGTGCTTCACTAATGCACACTTGTTGTAGCTGTCTAACCCATCTCCTTTTAATAACTGCTAAGCTATGCTTTCCTTTGCGTGGTAACTGCTGCTGCCACATATACCCACCAGGAGCATGCCCCACTTGTGTGAGCAAGTTGTCAACCATTTTCACCACAGTGCGTTGATACGGTGTGAGCTGCATATCCTTGACGATACATTGCTATGTACATTTCGTCAAATAGATATTTCTTATAACATAGCATGGTCTCATAGATTTTATCTATATTATCTGGTGGGTAGTCCTTTGTTGAGAGAAAAGGACCGCACCGCGAGGCTGCTCATACTTGGTGAGAGTGGGCTACTTAGTTCATTTAGTCCTGAATGGTACCGTAGTTTGTTAAAAATTAGCATGCAGGTGGTACTTTACAAATGCTCTCACGGGTGGTATATTGGAGCGTAGCGGCCTAACCTCTCAACTATAAGACCTAAGAATTAAATAAATAATAAAATAATAGTATTGTATATAGTATTAGGTTTTGTAGTTAGGGTTAGGAGGTGTGGAACCTAGGGGAAGAAGGAGGTATAGTACAGGTGGCACCTAGTATAAGTAGTATGAGCTATAGTAGTGATACTAAAGAGATTGTAGCTAGTAAACAGCATATTCAAGCTGAACTGTATAGGTTGTTAACAATGGAAGGTTTCAACGTTAAAGCAGGTGTACCTATTCGAGCTGATGGGAGACTTTGTCAAGTGGACCTTGTACTGTATAACAGTAGAGGAGCATATCTGCTCATTGTTGTCAAAAAGTCTACAAAGCCGAGAAAAACATTTGAGGATACGATGCAGTATGCTAAGTACACATGTATTGGTGTACCTATGAAAGTAGCGAGGGGTATTAGCAGCTTGCACCAGGTAGTACAGGAGCTAAAACAAGAATACAACGAAGTGAAGGATATTTAACAATGGCTAACGTGGCAGTACCTATGTTAATACGCATTGAGGATGGCAAGGTATACACGTCTAGGAGAGCATTGACACTTGAGGAGAGTAAGCGCATAGTTGAGTGCTGTTTAGTGTACAAGGACTATGACAGGGGTAGAAGAGAGAGAAGGTGGCTGGTGAAGCATCACGGTCAGGTTATTAACAAGGTAGTAGACGAATGGATTAGGTCATTGCAAAGGAGGTTGAAGAACAGCGAACAGATGGAGCTGCAACTACAGGAGGTGAAGTAGCAATGGCACAAGGTACACTTGTAGTAGCAAAGGCATTATTGGACTCTCTTACTCCAGATGGTGTTGAACTGATAATGGAGTGGATTAAGGATGCTGGTGTATGTACAAAGGTGGAGAATAATATTGCTAATGTTGTGTACAAGTTGGACCATCCAGACTTTCTTGAAGCTTTACAAGACGACAATGGTTACTACAGCTTGTACATGAATAAACAATATGATGGTTACAACTTTAACTATGTGATTCAATCATTACACTTTCATAGTGCCATTGATAAGAAGGTACACATTGTTCGTAGGTATACTTAGTAACTTTGCAAGGGTGATATTATCACGTGGTATGTATGGGCTACCCCTTTGCTAAGGCTACTGAATGTACTACAGCTAAGTGTGCAAAGTGTGGTAAGAGGGTACTTGCTGCTTCTGTACACTACAGATATATCAGAGATAAGAAAGCTATCACTGCTGGGTATTATGGTGTACAAGATGAGCTATTGACTGTAGATAGAATGATCGAGACTTTTTGTAGTAGGCAGTGTGCAAAGCACTTCGCTGATGTTACAGTAACAAATTTTGAAGCAGTATTTGAAGAGTGCTTGGTAGAGTTGTGTAGTAAAAGGCTACACTCTATGACAAAGGCTAATAGCTACATACACCCTGTATCTGGAAAAGTATTCTGTAGAAAGTGCAGGGTGATATCAGTGCAGCAAGGCAGATTAAAAAGACGACAGAAGGCATCATGAAGATATCAGAACTGGTTACACTGCTGCAACAGTTGCAAAAAGAGCATGGTGATATTAACTGTGTATGTCATGACACTGATTATAGCAGAGATGAGGATGTTAGTCCTGATGTTGTTTTCTATGATGAAGAGTTAAACATTGTAAGGTTCATGCCATGAGCGTACCTACAGAAGCATACTTTCCCAATTGTATGCTGCCTACTTGTGACAAATATCAGCAAGGTATCGTTCATCAGCATATACTACCTATTCAACAAACTATCCTCGACTGTTCTACTAAGTATCACTACATGCAAGGTGGTGTTGGTGGTGGGAAGAGTGTAGGCTTTGCAGCAAAGTGTGTGTATTTATCATTGAACATAGCAAAGAATCGTGGTGTAGTAGCACGGCATAATCTTGACGATCTGTATGACAGTAGCTGGAGAAAGGTTAACGAGTGTTTGGAGAACTTAGCCAATAGAGACTTGATACCCAATCCTACCTACAGTAAGAAAGTCTCAGGTCAGTATACACAAATACTCCTGCACAATGGTAGTGAAGTCAGAGCTGTACATGGTAAGAACTGGCGACGTGGACTAGGTGCTGACCATGGTTGGTACTGGGTAGATGATGCATTGGAGTGTTTTGAAGAGTTCTTTATTGGTACTGAGGTATCTGCTGGGCTTATATCACGCTTGCGTTTACCACATGTGCACTTTCTTCCTGAGCTATGGAATGCTACAAATAGAGAACATGGGGCATTACATGGTATGGTATCTAGTAACCCACCACCAATAGGACACTTCTTGCATAAGCTATTCGGTAGCAAACCTGGTGTGTACAAAATTGGTGAAGATACGGTGACATGGACTATTGGACAGACCATGGACAACCCTTTCACAGGTGCTGACTATGCGAAGGGCATCATGGCTGTCCAGCATAAGATGGGTCGTTCGCAGAATGTAGCACGCAGAGTGATCTTTGGTGAATCTATCCCTGCCTATGGTGGTGTGAAGGTCTATCCACAGTTTGATGAAGCACGGCATGTTGGCACATATCAGTATGATAGTAAGTTGCCACTAGTCAGCGGTTGGGACTTTGGCTTTCATCATCCTGCAGTGATGTTCAATAACTTATACAAGTGTGAGTATGGTACTAATCACCTGATAACACTCAGTGAAGTAGCAGATGCTTTCTCCTTGAATGTATATGAGCTATGGGAGAAGCATGTGAAACCACACATGAAGCAGCGCTATGGTAATGCAACTGTATACCATAGTGGTGACAGAGCAGGCTATCGTAAGAGTAGTAGCAGTAGAGATAACAGAGGAGACATGAGAATACTCAAAGAAGAGTACAGCTTACCTTTCAAGTTCAGATTTCTTGACCTTGATAATAGCTTACAGTATATCAGGGGCTTACTTGACCCCAAGAAACCTTGTCCTTGTGGTATGGAACTTATATGCATTGATCAGCTATCCTGTCCTGTACTGATAGCTGCCATGCAAGGTGGATACAAATATAGCAAGAGCAGAGATGGCAAGATATCTGACAGACCTGTTGAAGACAGATACTTCGCAGACGTAGCTTGTGCTCATCGCTACTGTGCTGAGAACTTTGTGAAGTGGGGTATCCCTTACAAATACCAAGTTGAACATGAGCAGGAGCAACACCTAGCTAACTATCGCAAGGTACAACAGCCTTGGACCTGGATGGAGGCAAGTGACAAAGAAATGGCTACCCTCGTAACACGATGAAAGTGTGAAGCAAATGGCTACTCAGCGGAGAGGCCTTGACAAGCCAACAGCAAAGTTGTACAGTTAGTGTAGTAGTGAATAGTCATCAACAGCTCACCATATGGTATATGCAAGTGCCAGTTACACAACGCTCTGACTTGAAGCAATCTCTTGGCAAAGTCTTTGCAGAACAGGCTGTTGCCATCCGTGACAGGCGCAGGCTAGTCGAACAGCGCTGGCTACGTTCACATCGTGTGTGGATGAACTACGATCTTGAACGGCACTACATCCCATCTGATACAGCTACCTCACCTTACAACATCCCTGCTGCTCGTAAGGCACTAGAGCGCACCATTGTACGAGGTGTAAGGTTACTCACTCCTAATGTCAAGTGGTTTGAAGTGTCACCAATGGGTGATGCTCCAGAGCAGAAGCTAGCCAATGTAGACAAGTTCATGTGGTATGTACTACGCAAACGTATCAAGAGTCGCAGTATCATCAGTCAGTTAGTACGCTGCGCATTGATGTATGGCTTATGCCACTTGAAGACATCACTTGTTGTACGCAATGGTCAAGTGTGGCCTAGTCAACGAGTGGTGGACCCCTTCGCCTTCTACAGCTTTCCAGAGACTGCTAGCATATCAGATCAAGTTGAAGTGCAGTTTGAAGATTACCTTCTTAGCTATGAAAAGTATTGCACCTTTGCTAAACAAGGCAAAGTAGATGACATTGCACGTTCTGACCTGACAAAACCAGACTGGCCTTACCACCTTGTTGAACGATTAGCCTACCAAGGCATCACTGACCCCACAGCAAATGTAGATATTAGCATAGAGAAAGATAAAGTAGGTAATCAGCTAAGCAAAACTACAGCAGGCTTTGCATCCATGACAGAAATGTGGGTAACACGTGAAGATAAGCTGTTCCAAGTGTATATACTATGGAACCACAAAGATGGTGCAAGGTGTGTAGGCTTCTTTCAATCGCCCTACGATGAGCCATTGTACAGAAGCATGGTGCACAGGTCCATACCTGGTGAATTGTACACTAGTAGCATGCTAGCTGACATTGATGAGCTTGACACTATACAAAACGACCAGTTCAACATGTTCATTGATGCAGTGAACTGGGAACAAGGCTTCATTGCTGCTGCTGCTAATCGTCGCCATGATAGCTGGAAGGCTAAAGGCCGTGCTGTGTGGCTCTTTGATGATGACCCACGGCAGGCTATGCAATTTGTACAACCTCCCATTACTAGCACTAATCAGCTTCGAGCTTGGCAGATAGTATGGGGTATGATCAATAGCATGGGTGGTTCTGGGACATTAGCAGAAGGTCAACCAGGCCGTAACATGCCTCGTGCAGGTGGTGCAGTGAACAACCTTATTGAACTGAGCATGGCTGATGTTCAGGACGTAGCTGAGATTATTGAACAAGAGGTGCTTACTGCTGGATTGTCAGATATTTACAAGGTGGCAAGCAGCTTCATCCCTGATAGTCAGCTCATGCGTATACCGGGTGGTGCTGCTTTCTATCATGGTCAGCAGAGTACTGTACTGAAGAAAACTGACATTCTTGGTGACTATGAATTTGAATGGGTTGGCTCTTTACAATTCCAGGATGATAGTCAACGTGCTCAACGACTACTGATATTCCTCAACCTCATGCCACAAATAGCGCCCTTTCTCCAGCAGCAAGGTTATGCACCTAATATGGTTGAGTTACTACGCATGATATGGCGGTATGGTCTTGGTGAACGTGGGTTATCAGATGTGGTGGTACCTATTCAACAGCTGCAACAGCAAACAATGGCTGAACAACAGCAACAGTCAGCACAACAACAAGGTGGTCGACAGAGTGGTGTCCCTGGTCTCAGCTATAACTTACCAACTGTAACTAATGGCTTTGTGAGGCAGTAACTTATGAAATTAAGATTCTTAGATACTACAGATAAAGACAGAATGGTTAAGATGCTGCAATCAGGTTATGTACAGCCGGTAGACTTTGGTGGTGACTGGGTACACATGAGTGACATACAAAAAGTAAATAAAGTTAAAAAGACTCATTGTAAGAGTCAGAAGAAAAGGGGTAAATAATGCCTATTGAACAGTACATTGGTATCAAAGGCCCTGGTCCAACTGGCAACTTACTGTACAGCTTCGATGAACGTGGTGTGTATGATGAAGTTGTAGATGCCATCCTTACCCCATTCATGCGCATTAATGTGCAAAACATTGCTGCTGATGCACATGTGTGGGTATGTGAAGAGGGCATCTGGGTAGTAGCTGGTGCTGCTGAGTCACACACAGTGGTAGGTGGTGCTAGCTATGCAGTACAGGTGGTCCATTGTGCACAAGGGGTGGCTGTTGCTTCTGGTACAGCTCAGCTGGCAGCAGTGCTTGACCTTACAGTAACAGCACCTGCACACTCCTTTGGTACACTCATAGCAACACCAACACAGTTTACTAAGGGTGATGTGTTAGGTATTGATGTGTCCGGTACACTTGGTAGTTATGCAGGTGTGGTCAGTATCAGGATGAAGAAGGTAGGCTAGTACATGCTGAGTATAGAACGACAGTGACTTGTCATTTTGTTGAGGTATATACTTTACTATAGGAAGCTACAAAAGATGTGGAGAGATAGCTACCAATTGTGGATGAGAAGGATAACACATGGCTGAAGTAGACAACACAGGACAGGATGACTTTGCTAAAGTTCAAGGCTTCATCAAAGAACAAGTGCAGACCTACTTCAATGAACTAGCAGAGCAAACTGCACAGCAGACACAGCAGCAGCCTAATCAGCAACAGCAAGCACAGAAGCAAGCTGGTGACTTTGTACGTTCCATTATCAACGACGACCTGAATGAAGCCAAGCTCACAGCAGCAGATGCAAAGGATGAAGTACGCTTCTATCGTAACAATCCTGACGCTCTCGACTATGAAGCTGAGATAGAGAAGACATTTACTGACGCTGTGAAAGTAGGTCGTCCATTACCGAGACAAGACATCCTTGACTGGATACGTGGACGTGAGTATAGAACAGCACCAGACAAGTTCAAAGAGAGGGAGACAGCTAGGACTAAGCAACAGTTAGCTCATGCAGAGGATGCTACTGATATTGGTACTGCTGCATTGAACAAAGCTAAGAATGATACTACCTGGACCAACTTTGCTGATTTGCCACTTGAAGAGATGGAAAAGGCACTTGATGGGGTAGTGTTCTAATGACACATGAACACTCGGTAACCTTCTGGGGTAGACGAAGATTTGTCATCACTGTGAATATACCACAACTTGATACATTAGGAGATAAGATAATGGCTAACTTATCAAACATTAGCAGTGCCCTTGATAGTTTATCTGCTACCCTCGACAGTGAGCTAACAGAGATACATGATGCTCTTGCAAATATGCAAGGTCCAACACAAGAAGAGATAGATGCTGTTGCACAGAGGGTCGCTGACTTGAGGGATAGGATAGCAAACATTATTCCGTAGTATGTGTAGCATATGCTAGCATTTGTTAACAGTGGTGGCAATGTTTACTAACTGTGTGTACAACTGACCATTGTAGTACACACCTGCAATGGTCATCCTATGTCTACTAATTGTGAGGTAATAAGTAATGGCTGATGCATATACTACCTTTGCAGCCATGGCGAACGATGCTCCTAATGTTTACATCGCAGCAAAGATGATTGAACTACTGCAACGTATCTTAGTGCTACAGAAGATAGCTGAACCTTACCCACTTGAACAGAAGATGAGTAAGACACTGCGAGTGGTACAAGTGAGTAGGATATCCCTGCCTAATGCACAGTTAGTAGAAGGTGTCACTCCAGCTACTACTTCTTTAGCCTTGGTCAACGTTGATGTCACTGTAGAGCAGTGGGGTATTGTTTGTACATTAACAGACGTTGTTGAACTCACTGTGAAGCATCCTATGCTCAACATAGCTAGTGAACGTGTAGCTATGGCTATGAAAGAAGCAGCGGAGAGAGAAGATGCTGGTGTACTGATGGCAGCTACTAATGTTACCTACCCTGGCACAGTTACAACTCGTTCTGGTTTAGCCAGCACAGATGTCTTCAACACAGCTCTTGCTATAACTATCAATGCTAAGCTTGAGATGCGAGGTGCACCTAAGTACAATCCAGATGGCATCTACATGGGTATCTTTCAACCACCACACAAGGCTGCTGTACTAGGTAGTGATGCTACCTTTCAGCAAGCCAGCAACTTTAGTAGGGTAGCAAAGTTAGAATATGGCTATGTTGGCCCTTGGATGGGCATTGACTGGATACTGGGTAACTTCTTACCAGTATTTGTTGGTGTTGCAGCGCCTACAACAGCAGCTGCCACAGCTACAAAAGCACAATACACAGTAGGCTTGAATGGCACATTAACCACAGCTAACTATCAGATTAAAGTTGTAGCAAGGGAGATAACTACTGACTATGAGCGTAGGTTATCTGTGCAGAGTGGTAACATTGCTGTGACTAGCCCTGGCAGCATAGCAGTGAAGTTCCCTACATCTGCTAACTATGTATACGATCTGTATGCTACAATAGCTGGCGGTACCACAGCTTACTTGGTAGCAAGCCGTCAAGCTGCATCCTCTACATACACTATCACTGCTGACCCTGCTGGTACAGAGGCAACTGCACCAGTGAGTCCTACTAGTGGTGTCAGTGTATACCCAGGCTTTGTGGTTGGTAAAGGTGCTTTTGGCACATGTATCTTAAACGGTATGAGCTTGCAAACCTTCATCACACCAAAAGGTCCAAGTGATAGTGATCCATTATCACAACGTCGTAAGGTAGGTGCTAAGTACATGAGGAAGTCTTTCATCCTTGACAACAACTTTATTGAACGTTTCGAGACGTCATCAGGAATCTCTGCAACTATCCCAGCGTAGTTAGCTTATGTACTGGTTCTATCATATTGTTGTCCCTTTTCTATCAGGTGTTATCACCTGGTGTATATTGTACCTTTTTGGCATGGTGAGGTAAGCTATGGCTGACTACTACATCGTCCTAGCTCACAAAGGTGAAGGTTGGATAGGTGGGCTATTCACTAGCCTTGCTGATGCCACTGCTTATGTATCCACTACCCCTAAGTGGGCTACTGAGATCATGAAAGTGACTCTTGACAGTCATGTAGGGCAAAGCATGAATGTACACTTAGCAACTGAGAAGCCAGCAAGAGCAGGTACAGCATATCCTGGCAGCATCGTTCAAGGTGTATCACCATAACATTGAGGTTGTAGCTGTACTATTATTGTGTTTTATTGAACTGTTACATATGCTCCCTGTGGGTAAGTAACCATGCCTAAGAGAAAGATAAGTATAGAAGATGCTTTTGCTGCACTAGAACAAGCAGGTATCCATGTACAGGTGAAGCAGGTTGACCCTGTTCAACAGTCTGTACAGCAACAGCCTGTACAGTCTGCACACAGCAACATGGACTATACACAGTATCCACCTGTACTTAAGCAACAGCAGCTACAAAGAGTTGGTAAGGGAGCAGTACGTATACCTCTGTATAGTAGTCATAGTGTAAGCTGTGGTGGCTATATAGCAGCAGCAGCAGATGGTAGCAAACAAGTACAAGAAGCTGGTGTGGTAACATATGGCCCTGGTTACTGTACAGTACCAGCAGACCTTGTTGAACACTTGTTGTACCAAGACAGATTAGCTAAGCTCGCTGATGAACGTATGCTGGAGAAAACAGCTCGTAAATATATAGTTGGTGAAGTATGCTCAATGGATGGTAGTGTTGCTAACATTGGATGCTTAGTAGATGATGCAGTCTTTGATGACGTTAGTAAGTGGCCTACTATGCTCATAAGAGGGAATAGTTAACTATGCCTGATTACACTAATCCATATCCACACTTGATACCTAATGGCTTGTGGAAACTACTCACACTCTTCCTTGATGCTAATAGCGTCAGTGGCCCTATCTTTGTAAGTGATGGTTATTACATACTCCGTGATGTGAGAGCTGTACAAAGAGTAGCTAGTACTAGTGGCACATTACAAATTGAACACAGATTAAGTGGTGTAGCTGCTGGCTCTGGAACTAATCAGCTAACTGCTACACTATCACTATCCAGCACTGCTAACACTCCTACAAGAGCGACAGTCATCAGTGAGCCAACTATTGTAGCTCCTGGTGACATGCTTGGTAAAGTCATAGCTGGTACTATGACTAGCTTAGCAGATTGTGTTGTTAGTTTATACCTTGAACGTTTACGTAAGGGTGAGTTTTAATGCTCTTTATTGGTGGAGTTTTCATACAGGTCAATCCTTGGTTGCAGAGACCAGATATCATCACAACAGCCATGCAAGATGGTTACTTAACAAATATTCATGAGATTGTTAACGTCTGGTTACGTATGTTAAGGAGCACTTGTGAGCAGTAACCACCCATACTTCCGTATTAACATAGTCAGGTCAACAGGTACTGAACAAGTACAGGTAGACATGCCATCATGGAACCCTGTCACTGGTGTACCTTCACAGTCAACAGTAGATGAGGTGAAGGACAGTATAGACCATGCTCTACTCATCCTTGATGACAGAGCAAACCTAGCACACAAGCGTACACTTGATGCTTACGGTATGCTACAATACTTCCCTGCTGAACTGCACAGCAAGGTCATAGAGATTATTGATGTGTTAACTGGCAAAGCTGACCCTGGTCTTGTAGTACAAAGATGGCAAGCAGCTATTGAAGAAACAGCAGATCTTGAACAAGGTAGAATACAAGCACAGAAAGCACAGATACTGCGTGATCAGGGCTTCACAGATGTAGAGATTATGGAGTATCTGCACAATGGTGAAGCTGTGCAACATAGTAACGGTGACAACGTATGAAACAGCGCTTACTTAATGGTAGCTTAGCTCGTATACTGCATGAACCTTTGTACAATCGTATCAAACAGTTTGCTCAGCAGTACACTCCAGAGATACCAGCTGATGCTATTGCTACGGCTTTCATAAAGCGCTTATACGATGGTGATGATAACCTGCACATACTTATTGAACTGCAACCTGATAACTTCGCCATTATTGGTCATGCCATCCTTGAAGTACAAGACTTCCACGGTTACAAGATCGTCATGTGCCATCAGGCACTAGCAGACAAGGGTAAGCAAAGTAGCCTTGACGAAGGTGTAGAGTACATGGAGAAGTTAGCAGTACAAGTGCAAGCATATTGCTGCATCTTCATGGTGAGTAAGCATATCAAAGGGCTGGATAAGAAGTATGGCTACAAAGTAAGCAGAACAATCATGATGAAGAATATTGCTGATGATACTGCTACATAACAAGGAGATGACAATGTTTGAACCTATTATGGACCTGATGCAAGACTCGTGTAACTCTTGGCATGGTGTTGACATTTCACAGATTGAACGTGTAGATTACTATATGACACGTTTAGACAGTGACTATAATAAGCCTGACCATGTTAAACTTGCTGTCCGTTGTATCATGAAAGATGAACAGTCTTTTGGTAACATCATACAAATCCCTATTGCACAGTTGCAATCTCTCATCAAAGAAGCAGAGCAAAGCAATGTGGACTAATACAGATCACAGTCTTGAACACTTTGCTAGACACTTTCTTACAGGGCGTATCAATTGGTGGGCTGTACCTAGGCAAGATGCCATACACAATTATGACAGCATTGTAGGTATTGTACTGTACCGTAAAGACCAGTACCAAGTTGAACTATTCATTGTACCATACAGCCCTTCTTCTTTTACACTTCATTGTCATCCAGATGTTGACACTTATGAGTTCCCATTAACAGGTGACAATGCATTGTACCTTGATGGTGAGCTTATGTTCACCACTGAACAAGTACGACAATGGCTCCAAGGTCAGTTACGTAGTCAACCTGTACACATAGCACCAGATATGTGGCATTGTGGTCATGGTGCTACACCTTATGCTTTCCTCAGCATACAGCACTGGTTACATGGTGTACAGCCCACCAGTGTTGGTTTGAACTGGCAAGGGCTGCCTAGCAGTGCTAGACATGCTGCTTTCCTCAACCGTGAGGCTACTCAGCAGTTGTCACAGCAACAGGAGGTGTAGTTGTGGGCTCTATACTTGGTGCTATCTTTGGTGGTGGTGAAAGAACAGAACAACAAACTCAAGCTGACCCTGTTAGCAGGGCAATGAATCAGCTTCGTTATGAACAACTCAATAACTTGTTCAGTGCTCAGCCATACTGGGAGTTTGCTCGTCCTGATACTACTGGTGCATATGAGCCTGCTGATATTAGCAAGTTGACACAAGGCATGATGAGTATTGATGATTACAAAAAGCTTGGCTTGGATGCTACAAGTAACTATATTAGCCAAATAGCTACACCACAGATAATGAGCACAGCAGCACTACAAGGTCTAGAAGGCGGTGGTGCTGTTCCTGAAGCACTAGCCAAAGCTACAGCAGGGATTGCACTACCATTCATCCAAGGTCTCCCAGCAGCTTATGGTCAGTATGCAAGTAGCATGTTCCCACTAGCTGATTACAGTAGATCACTCAAAGAGCAAGACCTGCTAAGAAGGCAAGGTGTGATGGGGACTGCACTGACAGGGCTACCATATACACCTGGCAGTGAGACAACAGGTAGGAGAAGCAGTCAACCACTGTTTAACTTCTTTGGGCAGGGTTAACATATGATATCTACAGCTATCTGCTATTGTCGCAATTGTGAGAAGAGAACACTATATTATTTTGTGAAGGGTGAACAGAATAAGAATATATGCTGTAGTGTTTGTGGGTTACCTTACGATAACAGGAGCACAAAGTAATGGCCGCTCTTGACTGGCTCTTCTCTGATATTGGTGGACAAAGCCAAACTGTCAATGATCCTGGTGGGCTTGGTGTGCACCCTAGTGTAGGTAGCACTGGTGTCACATGGGGACAGCTGCTGCAAGCTGCAACTGCTGGTGGTCAAGGACAAAGTAGCTTGCCTTTTGGCAATGGTAACTTCGCCTATGCACCACCAAAGCAGAACATACAAATGTACAATATTGTACCACAGTCAATGCAAGGTAGCCAACAACAGCAAGGTGATGACTGGTCTAGTATCATGAGCATACTGATGAAAGCTTTTGGTGGCGGTGGTAGCTGACTATGCTTACTCCTTTACAACAGCAGACTCGTTACAAAGTACAGCGTGCATCAGAGCAGTATGGTGTACCTACATCCTTAGCTACAGCAGTCAACAAGATTGAATCATCTTATGGAGCTAACACTGGCCCTAGTAGTGCTGGTGCTCTTGGCCCTATGCAGATCATGCCAGCTACAGCAGCACAGATAGCAAGGGACCACAATAAACAGTTTGGCACAGCTTGGACACAGCAACAGGTATTAACCGATCCTGATACAAACATTGCTGCTGGGGTGTACTACCTGAGTCAAGGATTGCAAGGGAGTGGTGGTGATATAAACAAGGCACTATTCAGATACAATCCTAGCAGCAGGTATGTACGAGATGTGCTGTCACAGAGCAATATTGAATCACAGCAGCAGTCACAACAGGGTGATGCCAAGGTGCAAAACATGGCTACACTGACACCACAAATACAACAACAGTCATCAGTGCTACAGCCTATCCCTGTATCTTCACCTACTGAGCAAACAGATGAAGACATTGCATTTGTCAGCGAATCACAATCACTCCCTTTCAATCTGCAAACACAACGAGCACAACAACTACAGCAGCATATAGCCAAAACACAACAGAGTATAGAAACAGGTAGCCAACGTCAGCTTGGTGTGAGCGACTTTGGTACAGGTGCAAAGATACTAGCTACTATTGCAGCTTTTGCTGGTAACTTTGGCCCTGCTATGATGATTATGGAACAAGAACGCAAGACTGCACTATTCAAACAAATGGAACCTGGCTTACATGCTGTAGAGAAGCTACGTATAGCTGGTAAGTATGATGAAGCTGTGGATGCTGCTAACAACTTGATGAGCACATTTGGTGGCAGAGCACCAGAGATTGCACCTTACATGCAACGGGTGATGGATAGGGTGACAAAAGATCAAGAAGATGTACGCAATCTTAAGACCTTCGTTGACATGCATAGCCCGTTAGTAGGCAAGGATGATATTCGTAGACCTATGATGGACAGCTTAAAAGCTGCTGCAAAAGCTGGTACTCCCTTTGCTAAGGAGTTGCTTGCTGACGTAGCTAAGAAGCTTGATGTACAGTCAAATGTTACCCCTGGTGGTGTAGTGATGCAACACATACCAGGCAGTACGCAGATACAGCAGCAGCCACTACAGGTAGCTTTTGACACTGACCTGTTAAAAACACCTGCAGGTTTACAATTACAACAGCAACTCCGTATGACTCCTGATAACATCAGCAAGATGATGCGTGGCTTTAAAGCTACTGACACTAGTGGCAATGTTGTCTTTGATCCAGCTGATAGATCAGGCCGTAGTCAACAGAACCTACAGCAAGCACAGCAACAGTTCACTCAGCTGCAACAAAACTTAGCCTTGCAAGATATGTACGCTAAGACACCAAGACCACCAGAAGCTAATCAGTACTTGTATGGCCTTCGGAAACCAGATGGTTCACCCATGTACACAGTGCAACAAGTAGCCTCTGGACAAATAGCTCCTGAACATATGGCCCAGAGTATAGAGATAGCTAATCAGCGTTCATACATGCAAAGTACTGGGCAAAGGCAAGCCGATCTTGATGTGCCATCAGGGGTAAGTCAAGCTGGGCGAACTGTTATTGATAGGGCTACTGGTGCTGATAGACCTGACTTGTCACTACGGCAAGCCTTTGCTAGTCCACAACAGTTTGCAGCACCTACAGCAGCACAAGCGCCAATGGTGAAAGCTGGGTACAAACTGTTGAACAGATTGCAAGGACTAGTAGAAGTTATCAATGAACTACCTAACATTAACGACCCATTATCAAGAGCACCATCTTGGCTTAGCAGACGGCTTAACCAGGTGGTAAATATGGATGCTGACTTGAAAGGTCAAGAAGCTTTACAAACCATAGCAAAAGCAGCTATTGAAGAGTACTTCAACGCTCGGAACATACCAGCATCACGGTATGAATCATTAACAAGTGCTCTTACTACACCAGGTGCGGATAAGCAAGGTGCCCTTCGTACATTGCAGAAGCTAGCAGAGACGGTACGTACTGACCTTGACTTATTTGTGACATATGGTGATGCTGCACCATTACCACAGAGACCTGTTGAGCAGGGCGTACCAACTAGTACAACAGCACCAGCACAGATTATGCAACCTGTACCTGGCACTGGGAGGAGGTAGCATATGGCTGACATCAATGCTCTACGTATGCTAGTTGACCCTCTGTATTACAGAGCTAACAGGGGTAATGTACCTCAACTAGAGCAAGTGCAAGGGCCACCTTATCAACAAGCACCAACTGTACCACCTGGTCTACAGCCTGATGTTGCTCCTGCAATGTTCAAGCAAGCTATTGATGCTCAGCAAGCTGCTCCTACAAGTGCAGATAGCACAGTAACACCTGACCAAGCTGCTCAAGCAATAGCTGCTATTCGCACTCGCTTAGCGCAACAAGGTCAACAATTCCCTACTCCACAAGAAGATAGTAAAGACACCTTCACTCAGCATGACTTTTCAGATGCTACAGGTAGCAGAGTAACAGTATATAGTACAGATAACAAACCTCGTCCCGTAGCTGAACTACAGCAAGCCGCTCAACAGTTTGTGAACACAGGACAGAGCCCTAAAGGTATGTTAGTGCTCAAGCCTAGCTGGATGAACACTATTCGTAGTGCTTATGAAACTTTAAAGAAGCCTACTACTGAAGGTCTTACACAAGCTGGTGCTATCCTTGATAAGCCTTTATCCATGATACTTGGTGAAACACCTGCGCAGAATGTACAAGTGAATAAAGGAATAATTGAGAGTGTAGTACCACAAGACCTAGCAGAGGCAGGTATGACTGCTGGCATGTTAGCTGCTGCACCATTCATGGGGCCAGTGACTGCTACAACTGCCCTTGGTAAAGCAGGTGCTCCTCTCATCACTCGCATGCTGATGAATGCTGGTATTATGGGTACTGCTGCTACTGCTGGTAGAGTGCTTGGCAAGTATGCATCTGGTGAACAACCAACTTTTAAGGAAACTATTAAAGAAGATGTTGTTATCCCTTTCATAGCTGCTACTGGTATGCAGGGTTTCACTGGGGTAGCTTCACACTTCATTACTAGGTACATGTCACCTGATGTTGGTAATAAGATAGCTACTGAAGTACTAGACAGCATTAAGAAACAGTATCCTGGCTTAGCTAGTGACCCTATGTTACTAGAGCAGGCTGCAAGTAGTGCTGCTAACTTAGCTAAGATAACACAAGTGATGAGCAAGGGATTGCGTGGTGATCTGGATACACTAGTGAGCAGTACAGTGACAGATATCAACCAGGTGCTCCCAAGAAACCTTAGCAAAGGTACTCAGAACACTGTAAGATCACACATTAGAGCCATTGTTAATGCTGGCAATGATATGTTAGATAATGTAGGCGATGCAAAATCTATGGCTGCTGCACAACAAGCTATGGCCACTGCTGCTGGTAAGTTACATAGCGCTGTTAACACTGAGTTTGCCGCTAGTGGTATAAAGCAGCAAACGTTATCTACAGTGGATAAGATAGTCTTTGACAAAGTAGGCAGCCTTGCTCACTTCATCGAAGGAGCACAAGTACTCTCAGCAATGAAGAAGAGTGGTGCTGCTAATGGTTGGAATCCTTCAGCATTTATAGACACCATCAGAGGTACCTATCAAGAAACCCCAGGTTCACTTCTTGAAAGAATAGGACAAATAGCAGGACAGGGTACAAGGTTAACAGATGCGACTATGCAGTCACCAAGCAGAAGCTTAGCTGGTGGTGCTTGGAACTTAGTGAAGGATTATTTGCTGCCTAGTGGTATGAGCAGGATGCTACCGAGTGCACCTGTCAGTAGAGCAGCCACACCACTGCTCCCTTGGCAACAACCACAAGGGATATCACGAGCTATTGCAGGGCCAGCTACCACTGCTGGTACAAATGCTGCTATTAAGTCTTTCTTCAATGAGGATTAACTAGTGTTAGCTACTATGTTTACCATTGTAGCATTATTATTCATAGCTACAAGACCAGCTATTATTGTACCTGCTTTCATTGTAATGTTGTTTTTTACTTTACTTTACATTGTTGGGCTATTGCTGTGATGAGTATTGCATCGTAGTTAGTGACATGAGCGTGGGGAAAGAGTGTGACATACGTTCGTGATGCTGGTGCACAACCACTTGCACAATTCACAGTGCCATTCAAGGGTACTTGGCCTAGCTTAGCTGCTCATCAAGTATCTCTTGACGCTCTGTACATGTCACAGAATGTCTTCATCAGAGTAGGAAAGCTGCGAGAAAGACCTGGATTATCTAGGCACAATGACAGCACCTTTGACGCACCTATCATTGGTGGAGCCATGGCTGTAACACCTGTTGCTAAGCGCCTCATAGCTATTAGCAAGAGTAGAGTATATGAATTAACCAATGGTAGCGCTCCATGGTTGCAGACATCAACTGGCTCTTATGCTGCTAGTGATAATGCCACCTTGGATATGGCTTTCATAGAGACAAGCAGCCAGTATATTGGCTTAGTAGCTAGTGAAGGACAACCACTTATGCAATGGTTAGCTGGTGCTGGGATATCAGCTATTACACCAGTAGCTGGGACTGTACCATTAGCAAAGAGTGTTTGTGTAGCTTCACGAAGGGTAGTAGCACTTGTACCTCCACATACACTTGTATGGACACCTGTCTTTGCATACAACAACTACCCTGCTCTTGCAGTGACAAGAGTAGCTAGCACTAACGACGCTGGTATCTGTGTACGGACACTAAGTAACTTATCCTTTGTCTTGTACAAAGAACGCAGTATTTACTTGGCAAGGGCTCAAGCTGGCTCTGACGCTAATGCCTTCTCCTTGAACGAGCCCATCATTGCAGAAGGGCCAGCAGGTGTTCATGCTGTTGTAGAGGTAAGTGGTAATCACATATACATGACAAAGAGTGGTAGAATAGCACTGTTCGATGGTAGCCAGTATCCAAAGTGGATAGCTGATGGGCTCTGGTTACACTTGCAAGCTGACATTGATCCTGCACATACTACTAAGATATTTGGTGTGTATGATTATAGATTGCATAGTGTACTGTTCTTCTATCCTAAGCTTGGTGATGCTGGACAACTACGGGGTATGGTACTGTTATCATTCCCACTAGAAGGTAGTGGTATTGTACAAGGCATGCCAGTAGTACAAGGCGCTGCTGCTTTTCTTGGTGTAACTAGTCAATGGTGTAGCTACGGTTACACTATCCATCTGAACAATCAAATAGATGCATCTTTCCTGTTTGGTGCAGCTTCACTACGTAGTTATCTCTTTGATGAGGATGTACGTACTGATGACGGTAATAGTTTCACGAGTCAAGTACAAACAGGGCTGTTCCCTATGCCAGATATGAGGCATAATCATGTATCTATTGAACCTTTCTTAGAGAGGTTAGATGGCTATGGTAAGCTATCCATAGAAGGTGTGTATAGTGACAGCTTAGAGAACGCTGGTGGTACTATTGACTTCAGCAATCCACTTACTGAAGACTTGAATAATGTACCAGTGCAAAGTTACCTTGCCTTTAATGTACCAACAAGGTTCTTTGGCTTACGGTATACATGGACTAGCGATGCCATCGTACGCTATGCCGGTACTGCACTGTATGGGAGAGTTACTGCATGACTTTTCCTGTACTGCCACTACGACCAGGTGTTGTTGAACAGGATATGGATACTGTGTACAGATTCTTGCAAGCGCTGTCACAACAGGCAAGTGTTATTGCTACTGCTTTGACTTATGTTACATTTGTACCAACTGCTACAGATATTGAAGAAGGGCAAGCTATGCTTAGCTTGATAGCAGGTAAGCTAGCTATACATGTGAATAGTGGTGGCAGCATACTCACATTAAACCTTGGAGAGCCATTAGCATGATGCTACTCTACAGTGCTATTATTATACTCCTTTCATTAACACAAGTTGCCAGCGCTGCCTGCAATAAGGCACTCATGACAACTGGTGGCTCTGTTACTCAACCAGCATACTACCGCTGTACAGTTGACACTGATAAGAATACATTGCTTGGTGTACAAAAGGGTGACATAGCATATGCTGAAGATACTTCTGCACTGTATGTAGCTACAGCAACAACACCAACATGGGTAGCTGTTAGCAATTCTGCCCCACTTGGAGTTGCATCAGCTACATCTTTGTCACTAACAGGCACAGCCGGAGCTGGTTTCCTTGAAGAAGTTGCACAGACAAGTGTACCAACAGCTCCAGCTACAGGTTGGCGTCTCTATGCTGAGAGTAACGGACGCTTTGCATGGAGAAGAGGTAGTGATAGCTTCACACGTACACTTGATGGGCCAATGACAGCTAGCCGTGTGTTTACACTCCCTGATGCTACAACAACTCTTGCAGGCTTAGCTGTGCCACAAACGTTCACTGCTGTGCAGACTGTTCAAGCGAACGTTAACGTTGAACAATATTCTAATGATGCTACAGGTGCAGGAACTCGTGGAAGAAAGTTTAGAGGAACATCAGCAGCACCATTACGGGTAAAGACTGATGATGTACTTGTGTCTATGCTAGGCAGTGGTGGCTATGCTGTTGATGACACTACAGCAGCTGTTGTAGGAAGCGATGTAGGCCGCTTCAGATGGCGTGCAGCACAAGACTTCACCAGCACTGAACAAGGGACATATTGGGAGCTGCAAACAACACCCATCGGTTCAACAACAGCAGCTACTGCTGTGAAGGTGTTCAGTACTACTGGCACAAACATTGGTATACCTACAGGTGGTGATAAAGGTAGTGGCACCTTGAATACTGCTGCTGGGCACTATGTTAATGGACAAGCAGTAGCTACACTTGTCACAGGTAATGAACAAGCTCTTGGTGATGTTAGCAGTACTACACGTGTTCGTACAAGCTTAGCAACGCCGACATCGCTAAGTAATGGTGACTGGTGGGTTGACTGTACAGGGGTAAGCCCTACACGAGTGTGTGCAATAAAGGTGCAAGATGGTGGAGCAGCTAGGACAATTGCAAGTGTTACTTATTGAGCTGCTGCTGTTGCTATTGGTGATTATTACTGTGTAGTGATGAGCATTGCTGAGCTATGGTAGGCGCAGTTGTAAGGACAATGATATCATCATTAATAGTGGGATTTGTAGCTTTTGGCAACACACTGCAAGCTGCTGTGAGTGGTGGTCAAGAGCCAACAAGGTGGCAGATATACAGTGCTGTTATTGGTGCTGTTGTGCTGATGTTGAATGACGTTAAGAGTAGGATAACACCTGCTACTGCTGACAATGTTCAGACAAAGTAAACTTTGTCTGGCTGCTTGTAACGGCTTGAAGTGTTGAGAAAAGAGTATGCCTAACCGCTACACCAGAGATGAACTCATCAGCATAGCCTTGGACATGGTACAGCTACCTAACCTGCAGCAGCATGACATGCCTGCTGGTGTAGTGCAACCTGATGCTTTCTGTATACAATGGCTACAAGATATACTTGACTTCTGGTATCATATGATGCCATTCTCTGCCACTGTTGATGAGGTGGCCATCACATGTGTAGCTAATACTGACAGCATAACACTCCCATCAGACTTCATTCTTGATGTGCGTAATGGATACCTTGTGCAGACAGTAGCAGGTGACACTAAGAGTTTGCGTAGAGTGTTCAGGATGCCACTGCAGAAGTTCATCAATAGACAGCTACAAAGTCAACGTACCACCAGTGTACAGTATCCACGATTCTATTGCATAGTAGGTGATGATGAGAATATCAAAACACAGTATCAAACTATGCGAGTGACACCAATGCCTACTATTACCGTGCTAGGGAAGCTATGGTATTACAAACTACCACCTGTTTTGTACAGTGAACAGAAGCCTAAGTTTCCTAATGATTATGTGTGCATAGAGTATCTACGGATAAGAGCACTGGAATGGAACAGGATACTAGAACCTGGTACTGCACAGCGCTTCTGTGAAAAGGTAGTTGCAGGTATGAAAGCTGCTGGACTGATGAATGAGCCGGAGGATGATGAAATACCAATGGATGAACTTACCTTTAGGAAGGGTGGATATGACAGTGTGTACATGAATAGTTATGGCTGGATGGGGGCTCTTTGATGTTGCACTGGTTACACAGCTGGTTACACAATGTCATCTTCTATGCAAAGGGTGTAATGGGCTTATTAAAGGTACCTGACGTGTGTACATTCTCACAGGAGTATTTTGATATTCATGACTATCAAGTGTCAAAAGGTGGTGATGGTTACCCTTCACACTTCTACACTTACAAGTGTTATCACTGTGGTAAAGAATATGGGATATGAACTATGGTACAAATACAAAGAAGAAGCTGGTTGCAGTATCAGTTAAGAAGGCCACTGCTTATGTGGTTGCATATGCAGCACTTGCAGCATGTGTCACTACGAACAAGGTTAAAGCTTGCTTGGTTATTCACTAGGTACATAAAGCCATGACAGTAGCTATTCGAGCATTGACAGTTCCTCGTATGCATAGAAGAGTGTATCAGGGCCAGTCTGTGAATATCATGGCTACTATTGAAGATGCTGGCGTTACTACGCCATTGCTAGATATCCCTGACCCACCCACCATTCATGTGTTCAACCCATCAGATGTGAAGATTGTAGATAGTAAGGTCATGACCAGAATAGCAACTGCTATCTTCATGCAGACTGTACAAACAGCTAATCAACCTCTTGGCGTGTACACAGCGTCAGTTATTGCTCATTATGGTGCTGATATTGCTGTTGTAGAAAAGGAAGTAGTATTCAAGATTGTCAGAACTGTACTGAGTACTGAGCTACCAGTGTTCAACGTGTTAGCTATCAAAGATCAATCAGGTGCTATCTGGTATTGGTGGATAGCTGCCGATGATACTATTGACTGGGATGACCAGCAACCAGTAATACCGGGTTATCAAGGAGTAGATATTAGCACTGTATTCATCCCATTCTGGTTACAAGGATTGAACCCTGATGCTGTATTACGCTACCTGTACCCATCACTAGATGGTGCACCTACTGTATCAGCAACTCAACCTGCTGTAGGTACAGGGCTTACTACTATCCCATCTTTTGTTGGGTTGAATCTTGGCAAAGTATACCAGCCATTCATAGCTGCTGATGACACTGTAAATGTGAAGATTATCTAGGAGGATACTATGTATAAGTATGTACTGTTACTCGTTGTGCTATTATCACCTGTCCTCTGCTTTGGCCAAGCTCTCGACAGAGCACATTTGAACATTATATCACCTTTATCCTATGGTAGTGCTTGTACTTTGGCTACATTGAATAGTGCATTAACTGCTATTGGCAGCAGTAACGCTACCCTAATGCTACCTAAGACAGATCGCGCTAAGGCTGCTTGCACTTGGGCTATCACTGATAACCTCACTATCCCCACAAATGTGAAACTCTGGGTGCCTTTTGGAGCGGCAGTATCTGTATCCGCTGGGAAGATATTGACCCTCTCTGCTTGTCCTATCATTGATGGCCCAGGTTGGCTAACACTTGGTAGCGCCTCAAAAGTGACGCAGAATGCTGTAGGGTGTCCTGTTGATGTACATTTGTACAGTACTGCTGGAGCTGGGACCAATGCTAGCCCTTGGACTGGTTGGGAGCATGCTATAGATGGGAGATCAAGTATCACAGTGCAGTTTAGCCCTGGTATATATCAAACTGCAACAGGGGTAATATTCCCTGATGGTCTTATCACAGTTATCGGCTTTGGCCCTCGTATTAGCCGTGTACGTTTGTTACCTACAGCGCATGATAAGGTGTTGATGACTTTTGGTAAGTGTACAGGCGATCCTTGTAATGGGACTGGCCCAGATACAGATAACTCCTTCAACAACACCTTGAAAGATATCACACTAGAAAGCTATGATACAACCTACCGTAAGACTGCTCTGCACCTGATTGATGTGAGAGGTTCTACCTTTCACAATATCCACACAGGTGATGTAGGTTGGCATGATACTTCTAATGTATCTATTGGTGTATTTATTGAGGGAAGAGATACGAGTACTATCAGCAGGTCAATATTCACTGCTGATAGACCAATGGTTCTTGGTGGGAGCCCTAATAGCGATCTTAATGCAGCAAGTCGTAACCTTGATCACTTCGTCTTTAGGGATATTGACACAGTAGTAAAAACAGGTGGTGCTGGGAAGAATGTTGAGATATTGCCTACTACTTATCTTACTAATATAGTTGTTGACGGTCAATTCGATATGAACTTCGGTGATTACGGCGTGTATTGGGCTGGTACATCACCACAAGGGAGCTTTAATAATCACTTCTCTGGCATGCGTCATGAGCAGCAGTTTGGTACGGCTGGTTGGGCTTTCTACATGACAAATACTGGGTTATATCAACAACAGCTCATAATCTCTAATTTCCTGTGTTGTGCTGGGGGGAATGGCATTTATCTTAGAGGAGCACTAGGCGTTCATATCTCAGATTATACCTTTACCGGAGTTGGTGTTGCACTCAATATTGCTGGTGCCACTGGCCCACCTTTTACACATGTTTATCCTCTCGTTTGTGATAGGTGCTTTGCACAAGAGGGTGCTACCTTAGCAACTGGGTCAACAATGGTTCTTTCATCAGATCAGAAGGTTGTCGCAAATGACCCACCAAGCTTCTATGGTAACAATCCAGCACTCTTCGCTGCCTTTCCTTCATCATCGCGTTTTGTTGTTAGTGTGCCTGTTGCTGCTGATGCAGCTGAGAATGTCATTACAGCTTATACACCCCTGCTTCTTGGTTCTACAACAGCAGGAGCAACAACATATACTTTAAATAAGGGATATTGGTTTAAGATAGGTAAGCTTGTCCACTTGTATGGACATATGATTGTTAATGTTTATGACGCTGCTACAGCAGGGCAAATATATATCGGAGCAACATCTAACTTTCCTCCACCATCAGACAATCCTGAGACTGGTAATAATCAATTCTATGCGTGTGCATTATCTCGTGTAAAGAATATATCCCTTCCGACAAACTACACTCAGTTGGTTGCAGATATACCGTATAGTAACACTAATGTTAATTTGCTAGCAGTGGGTAGTGGCCAAGTTTCTGTCATTCTCACTTCAACATTGACCCCTGTCCCTTTTGCAAATGGTAGTGAGTTAGCATGGGCATGCAACTATTTAGCAGATTGATACACTGTTAACAGCGTCTGTATCTTATACTGTAGTCACAGATTATGGGTGCTTCCTTTGCAAGTAATAACTGATAATTACTGTGTTAAGTGCATTATCAAACCTTTGTTGTTCTACTAGTTCAACTTCTTCCATGGTATAACCAGTAGCAGAGAGGTATGCAGCAATGTATACCTCTTTCCATTGTGCTCTGTTGAGCATGATATGGTCAATGAGGTGAGCTATGTTGTCTTGGTTAGTGTTAGCCATGCTTTACAGTCCCTCAATGTTAACATAGGTCAATGATTCAAGGATAGCTGATGGGTATTCTCTTACTAATAACGTTACCTCAGGATCACTTATTAAGCAGACTTCTGTGTGATCTTTTACACGTACTATAAAGCTAATGTCTTCAACATTAACTAACACTTCCATACGTGTTTCATAGTCTGTACACTTGGCAAATTGCATTATGCTATAACCTTTATCCCAGCTGTTAGTAGTATAGATCGCCCTTGATAGCTTATCTCTCTTTCAATAACCTGTCTCAGTTCATTTATGGTTGGTACATTATCCTTCTTGATACAAATCTTATCTCCATCATGTGCGTTTTGAACGATGCGTATAGAGTCACCTAGCATATCTTCAAGCATGATGAGGGTTATATTGTTGTAATCACTCACTGTGCCACTAATCATGTGACTAAAGCCTTCATGGCCTGTTTTCTTGCTGCTGTCATAGAATTGTCTACGACCACCATACAGTGTCCTAGCTACCTTTGTAAGTTGAATGTGCTTCATGATGGCTAGCTTAGTAGCCCATGCATCACCTTTGCTAGCTATGTAGCGCTTGGCTAGGTCTGCTAGGTGCTGTCTACTGACACCGTATTGTTCAATAGCTGGTATAGTGTACACAAAGCGCCAAGTGTCTGTGTACTTGGAGCCATGGTTGAAGTTCTTAGCTAGTACTCGTTGTTTGGTGTCTTTGCCTTGCCAGTTGTACTTTGATCTCCAACTGGTATCCACTTCTGACTGGTGCGGATTTCTAAGGTCTTGAGGCATGTCATAACCAAAGATACTACAGCAGGTGATTGTGTGTAAGTCAAACCCTTGTTTATGTGCTTCAATAGCTTCTCTGTCATCCACAATAATATCATGTATCCTCCCTTCAATATTATCATGATCCCATGTTATTAACACTTCATCACTGTCTGCAAGCAGTATATCTCTCACACTCCAACAAACATCAGTCCACTCATGTTCCCCTCTGATGCAGTTGGTGTTGATGCAAGCTCTTGGCCAGTTAGTTATTGGTGGGTCAAAGGTTGACCATCTGAAGGATGCTTGTGTAGGTAAATGACGAGGGTATATTCTGTTAATGTTGACTAACTTATTGATGTAGCCTGTGAGTAGCTTAGCATCTTCACTGTATTGTAGGCGTAGCTGGGCTAACTGTTTAGCTACACTGCTGATGTGTTTGCTACTTTGTAGCTTTCTTAGTGTATCACGAGTGAGATTTTGTGCTGCTTTGATAGCCACAACTTATCCTCTTAAGCTCATGCAGTATGTACACATACATTGTGGTAACTGTTGCTTTGTTGGTTTGTAGCTGCTATCGCTTTGTTTACAATCATGGCATAATCGTGCTAACGGATCATAAAGAGTAGCATTGTATAGCTCACGATCTTTATATTCACCACACTTACTACATAACCACATTCTTGTTGTAGGCCTTTTACTATGCTTTGTTGGTTGCTCAGCCATATATCTGCTCCATCATTTTCTTCCTACCGCCAACATTAAACTTATCATCACCTGTTAGCTGCCGTGCTTGTTGCTGATACTCTTGTAACCGTTGCTGCAGTATCCTCTGCACCTCTGTGAGTCTGCTAGTGTTCACCTTAGCACCTGTTAACTGAGCTTTGTTAATAATGTTAATGAGTGGTAGACGGTATTGTTTATACACTTTCCAGCTTGTAGGGTCAGCCTTGAACTCAGGAATGAAGTGTGTACGCCACATATGCATAGGCTCATATGCATCAAGGGCACTGTACAACTGTGGACTGTCTGATGACAGATGCTTGTACCTGTTAAAAGCACCATACATACTAGCTATGTAGTTCAGATTATGTGGTTCACCAGTCCAGAGAACACTGTGAGCTAGCATCATATCTTCAATATTCACTTGCGATATATCAATAATGTTAGCAAGATATCGAATATCAGCAAGAGCATTCTGAATGAGCACTGTACTGCCAGAGCGTACAGGTATTCTGGAGTCAAATGACTCAACACAATAAAGGTTATAATCTGTATCACAGAGGCTCCACCTTGTGAGTTCATTAGTATCTGGTATGTACTCAGTGTCAAAGGCTGCATAGTGTGGCCATGCTGCTGGTGGAGTGGTACTCCATGTTGGTAGTGGTTGTGGCCACTGCTTAGCTAACAGCCTCTTAACCTTGTAGAAGTCTTGCAAGGTTGCATGCATGAAGCGTTTGTTGTCACCTTTGTACAAGGCTGCAATGTGCATAGTAAACAAGATAGGAATGCCAGAGGTAAGCCCATCATAAACACTAGTATTAATGGTACTGTAATGATTAACATTATGAAGACTTGCAGCATACCCTCTCCAACTTTCCATAACTCCTTGTCTTTTACCATATTCGCTTTCTTCATTTTGTATACCTGTTAGGCTGAACATAGCATGACGACCCATGGTTACTATCAGCTGAGTGCTATCAGGTATCTGTAAGTATGCATCTCTACAATGTTTGAGTGCTTTCACTATGTCAGCATCACTATGTTCAAGCTTCATTTTTGTTGTGATGGGAGGCAAGTCATCACTACGCATGTTTAAAGAGGCGCCTGGTCTACAGCGGATGGCATTGGCTACGCTAACATCTGCTCTAGTTAACCCTGACAGTGGTAGATATTTGTTAGTAAAGTCAAGGCCAGTAGCACCTATGAGTGGCTGTGGTTGTACTTGTTGGTAGTCAGCAGTGTACTCACCATAGCCATGATAGTGCCTCTTGATAAGTAGCCTGCCAGCTTCTTCATCAGGTCCAGGATTCTGAGCGATAAAGAGTACTTTGCTACCCTGCACAATATGGTCAGGTGTGAAGTACTGTCCATGCTGGTAGAACGGGCATCCAACGCATTTACTAGGCTTAGTTATCATACTGCTACTCTTTCTCAGCCTTCTTAATAAACTCAGGATTAAAAGGGCACATGTCTCCATCACTTAAGAAGCTCTCTATATGGTCTCTTATTGCTTCAAATGCTGATTTCATCACTGTGAATGGTACGTCATGTCTTGTATGTGCCCACATGGATACTTTATTATTGCTAAAGACATCAAACTCCAGTGAAAGAGTAGGTTGACCTTTCTTTTTGTACATTATGGAGCGCTGTCTGTTGGTGAATACATTGCTCATTTGTTACTCCTTACTTTGTTGTACTTTTTTCTTACTTGTCTTTGTCTTTACAGTGTGCTGTTGTTGTGTAGGTACAGCAGATAACATTGTGAGTATACCCTCATGACGGTGGTAGATCATGGAAGTAGCACTGCTGACACTTTCTGTAGTGTCGCAGATGTTACAGTAGAAGAGTTGTTCAGCCATACTTACTCAACCTCTCATGGTGTAAAAACTTGCTAATTCTCTATCTTCTTCTATCTCTATCTCCTGCATGTAGTCATAGATGTCTTCTACTTGTAGTGCCTGTTCCAGTTGCTCTTTGTGATTGTTTACTACATGTATTGTGAGCTTCTTGTAATTCACTTTACCTTTGCCAACAGGGCGTAGACACTTGTATGAGCAGTACTTACACTTTATGTACTTATTCACAGCTATCTCCAATAGCTAAGCAAGTACTCACCTCTCCACAGCTTGAATTGCACAAGCTTTAAGCATGGTTATGTCTGCAAGATGAGAGTACAGGAAGGAGCCTTGCAGCATGCTGACACATCGTGGTGTACTAGTACACCAAACAATGCTAGTATACCCTCATGAAGGAGAGGTGAGTACTGCTATTTAACTATCTGTTATTTACTAGTTATCTCTGCTGTTGTTCTAGAATATTCTCTGCTGTATCATCAGTCCATGCTTCATCGCAGATGTTGCACTGCCATACTGGTCCTATAATGCTATCCTTATCGCTGCCAATGTAGTCATTGAACACTGTTGCCTCATTCATTGCACCACAGAAAGGACATGTGATATGCATAGCTACCTCAAGTATTGTGTCCATGAATAGTCGAAGAGGTTATAGCACCAGTAGGTATGACCCATGTGTACAACCGTTGGTGTTTTTGCCTTTATATAGCCTACTCTTGTCATGTAGCTTTCAAAAGCTCTCCAGTTGTACATGTGTTACCTCTGCATAACCCTCTTAGGTTTAATATCCAATGGGAATGGCCCATTGTCACCATTCATAGTGCGTACAACGTAGCTATCTTCAGCGAGCATAGCAGCTAACTGTAACTCATTCTTTACCTTCTCACCATTGATACTCAGATATGTTTCCTTTGCTTTGAGGAACAGCCTGTACAACAGATCATTCTTCGTAGGGTCATCTTGTTTCTTACGGACATCAGGTGATAGCCTCATGAACAGCATAGGCTGATGTTCAATGCCATCTACGGTACGAGGCTCAGGCTTGCCAGCTACAACATAGATAGTGCGGCCATCACTGCTCCTATCGCCAGGTTGGCTATCGCCGATATTGATACGTTTCTGCACTGTCCAGCGGTCTTCCTTAGTCCAGTCACCTACTGGTGGTGTCATTTTGCGAAGTTCAACTTCATCTCTGGCATCATCGAAGGCTGTTTCTGTCAGTTCTGCACTGCTCAGTGTTGCTGAATGTTCGCTATTAGTAGCAACATCATCTTTGAACTCTTCAGGGATTTCTGGGATATCGTCATCTGCTGCTGCAAACTTGCTGGGTTTGTTAACTGTAGCCATTATTCATGTTCTCCTTGTTCTTGTACCTGTAATACACCTCGCTTGAAGCCGTCTTCCGAGCCATCTTCATGGCCTATTTGATAACCTGTATCATAGCCTGCTCCATATGCTGATTCATATAGTAGCTTATCCATAGGATCCATAATTGTATCAGGAAACTTTCTGTTGTACCATTGTTCAAATGTTAGTGGCTCATCTATGTTACCTTGCATACACTTCCATTAACTCCATCAAATCAGGTGCTGACTGGTGTATCCATGGTTGCTGCTTCATCTTTTGTGTGACTTGCAGACCTTTGATACTGCAACCCATGACATCATTCTTGGGGAGGAATTGCCATACATAGTGTAACTGGTTATTCTTGCTGTCTTCACATGTATTATCTAAGCACCTCTTTTCTAAGCGAGCACTGATACGTGCGTCAAACTGACCCACTATTTGCATAGCCATCTTCCCTGGTATAGCAGGCCATAGATACCTACGTGCTTCAATACCTTGCTGCTTCCCTGCTTCACTCTCTTCAATACCAGCTTGCCAGTCTTCCCATGTTGTACAGATGACTAACGGGACGCTACTATAGTAGAGTGCGCTGATATATTGTGCAAAGGCATTGTGTGACCTGCTGTAAAAGCCTGCACTTTGGTAAGGGTTATATCTGCCCGTCTTTTCATCAATGTTCAATTCCAGGCCTTGCAAGAAGAGGCCATTAGTTGTTCTGTTCATGATATGATCGTAGAGTGAGTGAAAGCCATCACATACTAAGATGTCAGGCTTATCTACTTGGAGGACATGGTTAGTGATAGCGTTGAAGTCTGCAAGAGCAGTGGTGGACCACTTCGCACTTGTTATATCAGTGTCAGGTGCTGTTTGCAGGTAGTAGTTGGTGATGTGTGGTGCTGTTAGCAAGCTACGAGTGCCCTTCTCACCTGGGCAGGTCAGCACAACCATGTGCTTGTCACCTGCATAAGCTAGTGCAGCTTGCCTTTGCTGGTCATCACGATAGTCATGCTGGCCATAGATAAAGGTGGGAAGGGATGTCGTTTTGCCGCTATTCGACATCCCACTAATCAGCAAACGGAAGCGAGTGTTAGGAGTGTACTTGATGTAGGGCATGGTATCTTACCCTTATGTGCTGTGTGCTTGTGATAACTAAGCATGTGAACAAGAACAAGATGTTGTAGATATATTACACTAGTACAAGGTCATCCTGCTTGGTCCATATCAATGTGCTTCTGGATAACAGCAGCAATGATATCTTCTTGATTGTCATAGCTATCATAATCAATACCAAATAATGCACAATGCTGCCGTAGTCCTTGTGTACTCAGTGCTTCATAGAATCGTTGTGCAGTGTGACGTAAGCTGCGTACCTTATCACCTTTCTTCTGTGCATAGCTACGGATGCCATTGATACGGCTTGCTATTTTGTATGCTTGTTCTTTGAAACGTTCAGCAAGGTCTGCATGTGTGGTAGCTTTTACAACACTGTGAATCAGCTTCTTCATGCCGAAGATATCTTCATGCAGGTGAAGCTCTGCTAAGAGGACAGTAATTGCTTCACTATCTTCAAAATCTGGCATTGTTACTGTGTACTTGTCTTCAGCAACTGCTGTGTCAACCATGTGAGTTGTATCCTTTGCTTTGCTATGTTATCATTTGTGTAGCATGCTGAGCCCTCTGCAACTTTTACCATGACATCATTGCAGAGCTGTTGGTTGCTACTAGGTCACAGTACAACAGGTTAGCACTCAGCATGCCTTTGGTTGCTATGCTTTGCCTTGCTTGGTGCTTTGTATACTCTCAACTAGTGGACAACTACAGAATAGCATCACCTCCCCTTTCTATAATACTCAAGGTACTTTAATTGGCCTACTAGGACTATTAACAGTAAGACCATCAAGTAGCATCACCCCTTTTCATGCTGAGTATTTTTCTTGCATTACCCATGCTGAATACACTATACTCCACATGTGCAATGGTGTCAAGTGGGGTAATACAGTTTTCTCACATGTGATAGTGTCACAGAGGATAACTAGGAGGTAATCATGGCTAGCGGACCTGGTATGCCCTTGAAAATGAAGCAGTTACCAAAGGCTGAGTATAAGCTGATGCGGCTGCTGATAGCAGAGTACAGTTTGGACAAAGACCCAGCTGAGCTATTTGCCTGTGCATTGAGGCTGGTGTATGAAGTGCTGCATATGCAGGGTGGTCATGTGAGTGATGGCCAGCAGTGGTGGGTACAGATTATTAATCAGTACCGCTCAGCACCTGATGAGCAGAGGGAGTACACTTTGGACTAGGTTGCTGTCCTCACAGTTGCATACATAGTACACTATGTACTAGGCAGTAATACAGGCTGCTAGCTTGGCTCAGGTTGAGTGCAGGATGGTAGCCTGTACCTTTGATGGGTTGTGGTAAGATAGCTAGGTCAGCTTGGCAAATAGGCAGGTAAAAAATACAGGTAATAGGAAAATCTCATGTGTGTATGTATGTGAGCTGGTGTGCTATGGTATGGGTTAACACAAGAGGTTAGCTCATCATTCACTCTGATAGCGTAGTTAGTACTGGTATGCCCAGTGTTAGTACAGTTGGCAATAGTACAGCTGCTATTAGTACTCTTCATCCTGATGTGGTAGCATCGCAGTGTATTAAGGTCTTTATTGCAATAAGTGTGCCAGCTATAGCTACATTTGTGCCGGTAGAGATAAAATATATATTATGGGCAATGGTGATTTTTCTTTGCTATACCTATCGACGTTTTTGAGGGTAGAACGTATATTAGCTTTTAGGAGATGGTACAACCCTCATAGAGGAGAGGAAGCTTGCATCAGACTGATAGTAGAGATGATTACCAGAGTGAGATATGTCCATTCTGTTCCATGGAGAGAGGAGGATTAAATATTAGTAGTTGGGAATTTCACCTTGCTGTTTGTGTATCCATTACAGAGGATATTGACAAAAATGAAGTTGACATAAGTAGTGAGATAGAGGATAATTAACTCAGTTGAACAGAGTAAACACTAACCAGGAAGGAGTACAGACTATGAGTCAGCATGAATATTGCCAATGTTGCGAAAGAAGTAATATAACACTGAAAGAAGTCGCCTACGTCGATAGTGACCATCAAAGAGAACTACATTCAGTATTGATGTGCAAAGATTGCCTAGTACAGGAAGAGGAACAAGGGAACACATATGTTGACATGGTTAATGAAGACCAGTCTGTAGTGAATTCCCATGTGGTTAGTAATACTATCTGCAATCATTGTGGCATTGCACCTATCTGCTTTGCTAGTGCATTCTTCTGCACTATCTGTAAGGACAACATTGAACACTGGCTACTACAAACCAGGTGTGCTTGCTGCTTGGAGACACCAGTTGACCAGGATGGCGACTATTGTGATGACTGTGTAGAGGCTATTTGTGCAGCATTGGCAGAGCAGCAGTTGGCAGATGGAGGATTGTATTAATGAACATCCAGCAAGCATACTTAGTTGTCAGTGCTAAGATACCCTCTGATGACATTAAGGTAAAACAACGTCTTGACCGTGGATACGATATCTTGCAGAGCTATGGTTATACCATTCAACTCCTAGATGAGGAGAAACAAGTATATAGTGTCCATAGAGCTAGCACACAACTATTGGAGGATAATAGCATCACTTATGAGGTGTCAGTGAGCAGTTGCACCTGTCCCGACTTTGACACAGCTAGAGGTAACTTGTGCAAACATAGGCTAGCCATTATGATGCTCGTGGAGATGAACAAAGATGGCTCACAGGATAATACTTAATGCATCTAAGGCAACAATATATGTAAGCCATATAGACAAGGCTAAGATATGTTGGATTAAGTCTTGGAATGATTGTGAATTATATATCTGTGACAAGGAGCACATTTATAAGTATGAGGTAAGAGAGTGGTTAACAGCTAATGAATGCAGAGCTACACTGATGGAGGTTAGCTAATAGGTGATTAAACTATGAAGACAAATAGCACTTGTAACACCTGCAAATACTGGGAGAGAGATGACAGTAATGACCATATTCATGGTTGTAGTTATCCAAACCATCGTTATGGTTATCACATTGATGAAGCTACAGTACCAGAGAACAGTATAGTCGTTGAAAATGATGAGGGCTAGTGTTGGTATGCAGGGCCAAAGTTTGGTTGTGTGCATCATGTGACGTTAGCACAAAATAGAGGGGTTAGTTATGATCGCAACATTTATAGGTGACAAGATTATTAACGAAGTAGGAGCACGTGCAAAGATATACCATTTAACAGTGCCTGTAATGTATGAATGTTGTGATGAAAATGGCGACAGAACCACATGCTATGCACAGTATGTAAGAGTAAGTGCAGTTGGCGCTAGGTATGGTAGTCCAGAAACATATATTTTCCCCAGTGATCGCGCAGGAAATGCATTATCATGGCTTAAGTTAGGTGGTTCACTCGAGGGAGAGTTAGACCATAACCGAGCGTTGCAAAATGCTGGGTATATTGTGAGGGAGAACTAAGGTTATGAAGACAAGTAAAGGGACTAGTTACACTGAGTTAATGAACATGGACATCAGCAATGATGTATTAACAGTGCGTATGAAGATGGCTAATAATCTGTTAGGCGATATTACACCTGCATACATAGATAAAGCACTGCCAGTTATCACTGAGCGGATACAAACAGGGCAGAAGCCAGCTGCTACCTTTGAAAAGGAGCTATCTAGGATAGAATTGCACAGGCAACAGTTGCGTGATGCATACTTATCACTACTACAAAGCTATGCCTATATCATCACTCCGCAAACCAGACAGTCACCTAAAGACAAGATTATCCTGGATATGTTAGAAGCTATGCCAGATAAGATGTTACGCCAATATGCTGAGATGTACCTTGCCAATGGACAAGCACAGGAGTATGTGTTGCCTAGTGAGAGGGATAGGTTAATAGAGGCGACGATGGTAGCTATTAAGGAGAAACAAGGATGACATTGAGAGAAAGGTATATTAGGTTTCTTCAGGCTCATGATTACACAGTAGTGAATACAAGAACAAGTAAAGCTATTGTGCTCAAGCATCCGGTTATTGACGCCTACTATTTCATAGGGAAGAGAGGTTCTGTCAGAGTTGCTGTGACTAGTAATTACACACAGTCAAATAGTTGTGACATAAAGGCTTCATTAGAGAGATGGGAGAATGAGCAGTCACTAGCTAAGGAGAAGTAGCTTATTATCAGTGTGACAGTTAGTAAGCAACGTCGCGCTGCGTGTTTCTTTTCAACTCATGAAGTGAGCGATTATGAAAGCAATACTGCACTTGGAGATAGTTGTCAACATGGAGTCGCCAGAAGATATGGAGGAGGTGGTAGATAGACTGGTACATCACTCAACATTTGCTCATGCTAGTAGAGTATATTGTGAATTGAATGATAACAAGTATATCTTGAAGGATAGGTATACAGGTTACTACGGCTTCGTCTGTCAAACTAAGAATAAGGTAGTGTATGAACACAACCAAACCACGAGCTAATCCACACAGACATATCTGTCCAGCTTGCAGGAAGCTGTATGTGCATTGTACTGATGACTGTACTGAGCAGAGTAGGATATGTTTGCAATGTGTGCTGTCTGGTAGATGTAGGTTAAATACATATTCACATAAGAGAAAGGTGGAAGTATGAAACACAGTATACAAGCTGATTGGCATGAGGATAAGCAGCAGTATTCTTTATCATTCTGGGTAACACTACCTAGTAGTGAGCATGTATCGTGCTGTATCTGGTTAAGTAGAGACAGCTTTAACAGCTTTATGTATAATGCTCAACAAGAGCAAGAGAAGGCAGAAGTATGAGCACACTGTTAACCATTAGTGATCAATTGGAGGATATTGTTGACCGTAGCACTTTTAAGCACATTTTGGAGACACTTGCTACTATCTGCCAAGAGAAGGCACAGCACATCAGAGAGAACTGGCAAGATAGAGACCTCGCTAAAGAGTGGCAACATACAGCAATGTGGATTAATAGCATTGTGCAGAAGGTGACAGTATGATTGCTGTTATAGAGATAGCATGTCCAACTATTGACTGTCCTTACACGATTAAGACTGCTGTCAATGTTAATAGACACGTCGACAATATTAGCAATATGCAAGAGAGCATGTATACAAACATGCAATGTCCTACTTGCAATCAATTATATGCTGTCAAGGTGACAGTACATGATAGAGGGAAGGTGTAACATATGACACTTGCTAAACTTCGTACTGTTATCTATTGCTATGCTGACGGTATACCTCGGCTGGAAGCATATGGTGACTGTAATAGTTCTGATGAAGAGTGAGACTATAAAATATGCCATCCTTCCCCGGCAGAGCTGTTCCTGTTATTACATTCGTTAGGGAGACCACTACTGTACAATGGCTCGTTGCTGACTTGTTACCTAATGTAGGATGGACACTATTGGTGGGTAAGCAAGGTCTTGGGAAGTCAACCTTTGCAGCACAGATGTGTAATGCTATTGCTAAAGGGGAGATGTTCTTAGGCAAGAAGACATTACAATGTGAGGTACTGTACATACAAGCTGATTCACCTACCGTTGAATGGCGAGAGATGTTGAAGAGGATAGCGCCTAGAGGTGTCTGGTACACAATGGTAGAGGTACCTAGCAAATGCTTGGCCAACCCTGATTATATTACAGGCATGAAGAACCTCATAGATAAGGTGAAACCAGGGCTATTAGTATTTGACAGCTTGTATAACCTTACTAACCTTCCTATCAATAGTGAAGGAGTGCTAGTACATATTAACCTGATGAAGAAACTAGCTGGTGACACTCCATGGATACTTATCCATCATCCTCCACATAATGAAAGCAGAGCAGCTGGTCATCATAGCATAGCAGCTAATTGTAGCAATGAATGGGTACTGCTTAAGAACAAGTTGAAGATAGAGAAAGGTAGGTTAGTAAAGGATAAAGAGATATTACTAAGTAGAGATGAAGATGGATTGTGGATACTGAAGGATGATGGTGATAACGGTAGTGACAACTTAGTAGGCTTTGATAGTACACCTTACCTTTGAGGAGGAGTTATGTATCTGTATGTTTTATCAAATGGTTCGATGTTCTTTACCCATAACAGATTGCAGAAAGGAGTAGGCATTGCAGAGAAGGTGTATGTGCTAACTTATAACAAAGGACAGCTTATTCTTGATGTTATTAAGTCAACAGCAGGAGGCGAAGTGGGTAGTAGTTATTATGTGGGAGATGTCAATGGATGAGCTATTGATGCAATACAGCATCTTTGAGGGTACTACAAATGACAAAACATGATGTAGATATGTTGATACAAGTCTTCAGCGATGCTATTGTTCAAGCAGATGCAGTGAACATTGTATACACAAAGACACAGCATGGCGGGGTTAGGTTAGTTGCCGATATGTTAGTGGATAAGCTGGCAAAGCAAGGTTACAATGCTGATAATATAATTGCAGAGATGTATGGTATAGTTATCAAGAAAAGAACAAAGCTGAATGAAGGTGGTAAGACATGGATGAACAGCTGATACAACATAGCATCGTTGAATCACACCTGCGAATGGGTGTACGTGGCTGCACTAGTTGTCATATTGTCATAGCTGCATCTGTTCGTGGTGTACTGGTTATTCATGATACATATACTTATGCTGATGGAGGATTAGCAGACTGTGTACCAGAGGTAGCAATGGCAGATGCTGTACAGCTAGCGTTGTATGGAGTGAATGAGTGTGTAAGGATGAGAGGAGGAAGAATACTATGACAGCTACATTACAAGCAGGTGACAAAGCCATGCGTAATATTGTAACATTAACACTATCACAGCAGTATGCAGTATACAAGAGGATGGCAAGTATCTGTGTACTGTGTGCCATGTATGGTCTGTACAGGTATCACAATGACCTGGCACAAGCATTGTTAACTGGTGTTGACTAATGTAGCAGTGCTATGAGTAACAGTTAACTAGTGGTACAACTATGCCAAGAAGTGGTACAGGTTGGCGCTTTGCTGCACCTTCACAGGAAGCAAATATTGTGCGTAGTGCTTATTGTCCTGTTTGTCGTGTCAAGACTGTGGGGATATAAGGACTTGGTAAGCTGGTGTTGCAAACAGAGATAGCAGGCTATGAACGGTTAGAGGGGTGTATTCCTTTGGCTATGCTCTGTTGTAGTGATATTTGTGCAACTGTGTATGGACAGAGAATAGATAGACTCAACCGTAACTATGTATCATCACATGAGGTGGACACCTTGCATCAGCTAGGCGCTGTCTGTGATGTTGCATCCTTGCATGCTCTTGACAATGAGCACATGTGATAGCTGTGCATATGACATATGTTGTGTAGCTATGCTTCATTGCTCCATGAGCTTGGCAAGGTAGATGGCTTAGGAATGGTGAGAAAGAGCTGTGTTGCACGTGGAACATTAACTGCATTGTCTTCACCACCACTACCATGAACCATAGCTAGTATCCTCAGCATTGGCGCCCTTTGCACTCTGTGACCTAGGGTGGTTAGCTATGGTTCAAGCTGTACTGATGGCTACTGTCTCTGCTAGGCCTGCTAGTTATGGTACAGTGAGTACTGTACAGTGTACACTTAGCCCTGGTACTGTTAGCCACTGCACACTGTACCTTTGTACTGTTAGTACTATGTAGCACAGCTTGGTGACTAGTACTGAGTAGCCTGGTACTAGCTTGCCCTTGTTAAGCAGAGTGCATCATCCAGGGAACCCTGCTCATGACCAAGTATCCCCCTTTACATCCCCCAATGTTAAGCATAAAAAACAAAAACAATGTTCAACTTGTTGGTGATAGTTATTGCATCTGCTGGTTATTTTTTTCATGCTTTGGTAGCAGGTGTGAAGGTGAGGTGAAGTTAGCTAAGAGAGCAAGTGTGTAATAAACTGCTCAGAGTAACAAAACTGTTTGTTAACTTTGTGGTTGTTTTTGAAGCGTAGTAGCAGATGTGAAGATGGCTAGATATATCAGTAGTTGTTACAACAAAAGTTACGAAGATGTTGGCTTACTCTCGGCATTTGCTACTGCTTTATCCTGTTTCAGTTGTGCTACTTGTTCTGTAAGCATAGATACTTTATCCAACAATTGCTTAATCATCTTATCTTGCTTGCTTACTCTGCTATTAGTGTTCTTCTCTACAGTGTCAACAGTGTCTCCTACCGTTGTAACTTTATCAGCTACTGTTGTAACTTTATCAACCATCTCTGTAACGTTGCTTGCTATTACACTCTGTTGCTTAACCGTCCTAACTTGTTGTAAGAATGTAGCTAACGTAATCAGTGTTGGTGGTATAGCAGCTACTAATATCACTACCGTTGTGTCTTCCATCGTACTACCTGTAAACCTTCTCATGTTAACTACAAGTGTTCAATAGTACAAGCTGATGTGTGTAACAGATATACTGCTCCCCTGTCACATCAGCAACAGTAACAAACTGTCCTTGCACTTGCTGCACCTTACCAACACTGTAATACTTAGTATTCACTTTGAATGACAGGTGCTTACTCCATGATGGAATAGCTGGTACAAATAGTACAGTATCCCCTACTGCTACAGCCCTCACCATCACATCCTCTGCTGCTGTCATGGTAAAGCATCCTTCACCACTGTATACACACAGATCATGCTCTGCCTAAGCATAGTACACCTGTACCTAATCATGTCCTTACTCACAGCAACTCTTCCACTGCTATCATGAGCAGAGATAGCATAACAATAACTCACTCCTACTTCACCTTCTGTATCTGTGTACATCCTTACACCACTAGGCAAGCTATGTGCATGAACGGCCCATCTGCCTTGACAGCTTGCATCCTTCAGTATGCTAAATGTCCCTGTAAAAGCTGGATAATCCCACTTAAAGCTGATAGCATGTGCAATGTAAGGTATCATTAACAACAACCACAGAGCTAACATCACTGCGGACATGGACTGAAGCCTCCCCACTCTGCTCTGGCAATAACTGCTGCTTGCTGTGCTGCTGTGAGGTTACCAAAGCGTGTACAAGCATCTTGATGATCATTACCAGCAGTCTGTTGCTTATATCCTCTCAACATATCCACAATAAGATCACTCACAAATAGCTCCAAAGTGAGGGCTGGTAGTGGTGGTGTCAGTGCTGCTCTCCTGTTATTCTCCCTTATTAACATCCTATTCAACAGTGCCTTATTCACTGCATTAATACTGAGCACAGAAGGTGTCCCACCAAGGTCAATGGTAACTGTGTCAACTGCATTTGCAGTCAATGAAGTAAGTAACACTAACACAATAACACCAAGATATCTCATGCTCATGTCCACCTCCTTATCCTACTCTGAACCATTTGTTAGCTACTGCGTTATATTGAAAGCGAGCAAATCCTGCAATACTGAGTGTACTTAGCGTACCTACAATTGTACCACTCCCAATGGTCAATGCTGTAATAACTTGTGAACTACTCATAGTTACAATGTCACCATCTATTGGTGTCAATGGTAAGTTAACAGTCAATGTAGCTAATGTCCCACTTGGGTTAATAAGCAATGTAGTATTCCTGCTACTTGTTACAGCAATCGTATCACCTGTAATTGGTGTCACATACTGTGTTGTGAGTGGTGCAAAGTAATCAGTGCTGGAGTTAGCTAATGTACCATCAACTTTTGCTATTTGTGCAAATGGTGTTAACGTAAACAAGAAGATGACAGCTATAGCAGATAGAGACATCAGATATAAGACAATGACAATATTAATTGTAACGCGAGATGTGTTCAGTTGCATACATTCACCCCATTCAACCTCTTCGCAAGAGCACCTGTCCCAGAGCCAGCACAAGGGTTTGCAATGGTGCAGTCACTACAATACC